AATAACACACAAATTGCACCAGGCATTGCCGAGCGAAGTATTTACATCACCTGAGCAGCGCTTAGCTTTAAAACTCATGGAAACGTCGGCAAAACTAGATGTATTTGTGCTATAAAATGCCAGCATAATGATCTTGGCCAAATCGTGGCCGACCATTTGAGCATATAATGGATATTCGACGGCCTTACACAATTCTTCCGTAAATGAAGCTTCAAAAGACGTGTAATCAGTCATGTAGAAATGCTTGAACGTTTCAAATCTCAGTTTGAACCACTGTGAGCGGTCTGTCCAAGAAATATGCTTAATGAAGAAATCAGAATTGTAAATTGCTGATTCGATGCTTTTTATAATGGGCCCAAAAAAGATCTTTGCAAGGTCATGCCGGCCGTTTATGGACCTGAAGAATTTTATTTCCGGATATGTTTCGTCCTTATTGAAAGCTAGGACTCTACAGATTTTGTGCTGTCTATGGGGGTTGGGATTTTTACCAAAAGAAAATACTTCCGGGCAGAATTTTTCATACAGATCCACTAACTGCATTTTCTCAAGCATTGTATACGGTGACATTTCTATCCATTGTTCAAAAGTGTAAATGTCGGATCTACGTATCTGCTTGAAGAATAGACTCAAGTATCTGGATGTTCTCTTGAGTTTTCGAAGCGATTTTGGATTTGCTTGAGGTGCTCTACGACCGGTTCGATTGATACTTCCTCGGATGGTTTCAACTCTGTCATTAATCTGTGGTCTAGGTTTGGCTCCATCTGAGCAGTAGAACTGTAGACTGGCCCCCATTGGTTGCTTAATAGGAGGGCGTCCACAACGGCGGCGAAAAGAGCGACGACCACGTACAAACAGACGGACACTAGGATCAATATCACGATGTAGCGGAAAATTTTGCCAAGACTCCCAACCATAGCCGTGTAAGACTGGGTGTCGCAGTCGTCGAGCCGATTTACCGTTAGACCAAGCGAGTCAGCTTTTGCATATAACATGTAAACTGCGACTAGCATGGTGTCCGGAATCAAGTTGGGCATCCTCAAGTTCAGATCTTCCGGTAGCCGAACATTGTCGGACGTGCGATTGAGACGATCCATGTGGGACAAGAAACCAGGCAAATCTGTAATGCGGGTGATACCAGAGTTGCTTCGGCCGACAAAGTCCACCAATAGGGCACAGCTGATCCATGCTGTACGAGTATAGGTTTTGAACCACGTTGAAGTGCGTATTTCCACCTCAATCACATCTGGATTACGATAGAAACTTGGATCCAGGGAACGATCCAGTTCAAAGTCAACACGTTCAGCATTGATTATTTTACGTCGACCAGTTGGAGTAACTGTTGCCCGGACTGGTCGATCCGGCAACAGTGTCTTTGTTAGGTGCGTGTTCCTCAACAAAGTGTTGTACCACCAACGTGCTCTATCACCGAGTGGCACCCATGCGCCAAATTGCCTAAAGCTCTGCGATGGTAACTTGTCGAGCTCTAAGGCGCCATGTTTCTTCAGCAACGAGTTGAATCGTGGGCATTCAGCCCATTTTTCAACCTGAACATGACGGAGAATTGGGAGGCAAAGTTGTGGGTGCAATACGTGGCAATGAAAGCACGGAATTTTTGCTTGATAATTCATTCGCTGGGTCAAATACAAGTTCTGCAAACCTTTTTCAAATTCAGCGTCTACAGAATCTGTTCCGTGAATGTCCACATTGAGAGCTGAAATCTTCTCAATGTGGGGCAATGGAACCTCAGTTGGCTCGGAATCATCAGCCGTTGCCCAAAGCTCTACTGCATCAGCTTCGTCTTCATGGTGTGAGCTGTTTATCCCAGCTCGGTTTCGGAGAGTGCGAATGAGCGCAGCTATTCTTTGAATTATGACACCTTGGGAATCGATTGGCTCGGCCATTGCCACTCTATATAGCGCTTTGCGGCTTCGGCAATCAAGCAAATTTATCAGGAGATCACGGTCATTCAAAACGATCGGCACGGGGTTTGGGTCTATTGGAGTTATCACAACGCTATCGGGCTGCTTCAATGCGGGTCTTTCCTGAGGACAATCAGCTAGCAAGTGAGATTCACCACATTTCCAACAACCTGCATTTTTCCTGTTGGGACAATTGAAAATCGTGTGTGCTCCTTTGCAAATCAAGCACACCAGAGGCATAACGCGATTGGGATTCGTGGGACAATTCTTGAACAAATGTGCTCCGCGGCACGATGAGCAAATGGGGTTTGGGGCGTTGTCTTGAACATTTTCCACTTGATCTTCAGCAACATGAATTGGCTGAAACTTGCATCCGATCCTACCGCAGTATTTGCAAATCCAAACACCATTATCGTTCCTAAATGCGGTGCGTACAGCATTAGAGGCGATATTATGAACGGCATTGCGATTATACATTTTGCGGATTCTTTCCGGTAGGTTCTGCAAAGTCTCCAGGAGCTTGTTTTTGACTATTCCTACTATATCTGCAGCTTCTTTACCAGAAATGTCAACTATTTCACTCCATTGCCGCAAGCTCATGTGCGTCAATTTTTTGAATCCTTTTTCCTGGGCACTTTGATCTGCAAAAGCTTGGTCTTGCATGCTTGAACTGCCTGCCGCAAAGACAGATCTTTTGCTGTTGGATTTCTTATTGCCTTTCTTACCTTTATTTTTGTTGACTCGGATTTTAGAGCCGACTGTCGTATTCCCATTAATTGAATGCATCAACTTATTCCACGCTTTGACACTGATGTGCCAACTGTTCGCGAAAAAATTGTTTGTCGTACCAAGCATTCCTGAACCTCCAAGCCAGATGTTCTCAGCGGCTTCGTCAATCTTATTGCACATTTCTCTGCTGATGACAAAACCCACTGTCCGCAGAATCGCATGGTACTCAGCATCAATTATCTTTTCGTGAAAGAGTTTCTGCAGCGATAATCTGGTTTCAAGGTCCTGGATGTCGTCGACCAAATGCATCAGACAACGTGTTCTATTAGTACTGCCTTCACAAAATGAGCGGAATTTGTCGTAGTCAAAATGGGTCTCCTTAAAATAAGCATACATATCTTCTTTGGTGGGGAAATGTATGATGGGCGTCGAAAGGTATGAGACCACGCGAAGTGAGATTTTGCGCAGGATAACATTCAATTCTTTAATTCCTCGAATGAATTGGTAATAGTTTGGGGCAACTGTATGCATTCCTGGCGGGTCCAATAATTTCAATTCCTGGTCAGTCATGTCGTACTGGGCGATCACCGATGCGCGGATCACTGACATGAAGAGGTCAAAGAAAATGCGGAGGGTATCCACAATCCATGAGCCCACCCAAACTAATGCATCAACAGGTGACACAACGACTGACACAAAAATCACGTTGATCACCAGGAGGAGAATCACAACATTCGGGCCTGGGTTTGACTCAACATCACCGTCCATAACCATATCCCTAATCCAACAACAGCAGCACGGTTGGTCATCTTCCAACTCGACGAAAAAATAAGGCGTCTCTGAATGGTAGCCAGGTGGAATTGACAACACTGGATCTCCATACAATTCAGAAAGGTATTTGCGGAGTTGGGGACGAAGATGTTCAGGCAAGTTGGGAAGTCGCAAAATTTCTTGAATTTTAACAGACATAAGATAATTGGACTCGGGATTTGTTGTGGTCATTTTGGGTGGGGGGCAATAAATAATATTGAATTACGTGATGTTGAACGAGGTTCAACAACACAAACACTTTTTACAGTGCTATGCCAAATCTATGGCAAAGGGGCACCTTGGATACTGATGTCATACATGTGGGAGTAGCCAGTATCAAGAAGGTGCTCGAAGGGTCTGATTGGATAGACCCCATACGCGTCGGCAACGGCCGCGCGGGAAATGGACTCACCAAACACTGCGGCGACTTGGGGATAAAAGTCAAGCTCGCTGCTGGGTCCAAATGGAAAGGAAATGTTTGCTGTGACGCAACCATTGTCAGACGAACGGGGACTGCGAACACTGAAAATGGACCAGTCATCAGGGCTCACACGGACAGTTCGTAGACAGTAACTGAACTTTACTGAAAATGACAGAGTGTTTCCCGATGTGACAGGTTCAACGCCAAAATATGAGGAAAGCCTTCGCCTTGCAATGTCAATATTTTCGGCGTTCGCACACGTGTAGAGAAGTCCATCAGAGTCGTAATTGCCGTCGGCCAGGGCACTGGTATATTCAATGAAATCAAGGGCAGGTATCTCCCAGAGAGCTTGTGACTTGTATGTTGCCGTCTCAAGGCCAGACAGTCGCATCATGGGGCAACGGGGCACGCTAAGAGCTTGGTACTTGGAGTTCCACGCACCCAAAGGGACAATTTGTTCTTGAATAACCATGGGCAAGCCAGCATAATCATCACCAGGAACTGACCCAGGTGTGACGATGGTGGGAATCAATTGGGGCGTCCCGCCAATATTGCGCAGAAAGACTTCTTGCGTTGAATTGACGGACCATTGCAGCGCTGTCGTGCTTAAACTGGTCATGAAGAACGGGTATATACCCCGGACCAAACACCACACGATGAGTTGATATTGCGCATAAGCGGGAGTGCCTGGTAGCGCATCTCCCAACAAGTTTGTTAGCAACTGTGGTCCGAAACCCAATGGAATGCCGTTGTATGGGTGTTGTCCTGGGGTAAATGTGCTCGTGCCAGGTGTCAATGATACTTCGTCCACTGAATTCGAAACGTCCGAACCAGGAGAAATGTCGTTGCTCTGCTGCATCACTTTGGTCTTTGCCAACATGCCGTCTTGAGTGTTCACCAAGCGTGAAATGATGCCAATTACCGTGCGTCCACCAAAACTCACCAGCTGTTTGATTCCGGGCGGGAAAAATTCTGCTACACCCTCGACCACATTCTCCGCAATTTCTCGAACGGTGGTTGACAAGAATGTTGCTGATGTATCATCATCTACGGTTGGGCCTCGAAGAACTAACATCTCAGGGTAAATGGCCGAATCGCCTGAGGGTTGTGTATCTGCTGAATTCTGGAGATCTATTAGAGATACAGGTGTAGGACCTTGACACAGAGATGAGTTGTAATCACCAATACCAGGTGGATCTGTTCTTTCAGTCCGCCCGCTGAATGCAATGGGCTGTTGGACAGCATAAACCTGCCCCTCAGGGGGTATTTGACCAGGTGCTGAGAAAATGAAACGAAGATCGGCATGTATTGAGAACTTACACACAGGGCCAAGATACAGGGTACTCCCAGTTGATGATGATGTATTTGGGGCTGACGTGCCGGAAGGAGTTGTTGCGACCTCTGCAATCAGACAGTCGGAGTAGACACCAACAACGAGCTTCCCGAAAATGCTCTTATAGGGGTCTGAGCCAATCGGGGTATTGATTGGGCGGGCACCACCTTTGAAAAACCCTGCGAAAGACAAGTTTTTCTTGGTGCGGAGCTGATCCAATGGAACGAGGTAGGTTCCTGGATAGATTTTACCTCTAACGGTTCGGGACTGTATTATCTCTACAAAATTAGATTCATCAACTTTCAGTGTTTCAGGGCAAAACATGACGGCTAATTCTCCTGATACCATGGGAGGCACGGTCGTGTTCAAGGTTGCGGAACACGTGACAATGCGATAATCTAAATAATTTTGTAGGTAAGCTGTGAGCATGGCATCGGCTCCAGCTTTTGTTGCATGCTGTTGCATGGTTGCCAAGGATCTGGCGGAAATGGACTGGGTGAACAAGATTGTGCCTGCTTTGGCACCTGAGAATTGTTGATTGACGAGGAACGATTTAGCATATTTAACTTCATCAGCAGAGCTCTGAACTTCAAAGAAATTCTTATCCGCCTTATTGACCTTGGTTACGCCATCATCAATTCTTTTTGACCGCTTTGATGTACGCTTTTCGTTTTTCTTTGCGTGTTTGGGGGCTGATTCCGACTTCTTGGGCTGTTGATGTTGAGGTTTGGGCTGGCGATTGTGTTTCATTCTGTTTGTCGTGCAGTAGTTTATCAAGAATGTGCGCGTGAAACCATGAATGGTCCGGCGCTGAGGTTAACCGTTTGAGGGCTTCGAGCTCTTGCTCGTGTGTGTACGGAGAAAGTCGAGATCCAATATAGGAAACAACTGTCTCGTCCACTGTGCGCTGCTGCATAAGATGATACTCAGTATCACCCCATATGTTCATGTCAACTTTCGAAAAGAAACTGAAAGTTTTACCCATCATCAATGGTGAATCCCACCAACCGTGAGCAGACCTGGCTCGGATCTGTTGAGCCATCGGGCATTCGGACTTCCACCAATATTGGTCATGCATTGAAACGAATGTCGCTGAGGGAGGTATATATGGGAAATCGGGGACTATCAACGGGCGAGGTTCACTTCGGAAGTTGAAGCCTAGTTCACAAAGCGTTGCATCGGAGGGTAATCTCTGGTACCAGGAACGTCGGACCGGCAGATTTTCAACCAGCCAAGACACCATCCGTCTACAATTATAAGCACATCCGAAACAAAACCGGCCCTGGTCTCGGCGACGAGGATACTGCAGGGAAAAAACAGACACGCAGTATTCTAGGTATTGTATCAATTGTCCAAACTCAGGTTTGCCGATTAGATGGCCTGGATCGTTAAAGAGGCAACATGGAAAAAACGGCTCAACGGGGGGCATGTACAAACTATTCTTGAGAAATTTAGGCGGAATACGCAAGTGAAATACAGAACCCTTGGTGAGCGAACCCCCATGGGTTTGTTTTGCATTTGATGCCA